GGAGCGGATTGGTCAGACTGTCGGACGGGGTCGGCGCCTCGAACAGCGAGTTGATGCGCTGATCGGCGTTGTGACTGAAGCCGAGCGAGCCGACCCGCTGATCAACCTGACGGCTGAAATCGTCAGATTCGTACTGCTGCCACGTCGGCTCGTCAATGTCCGGGAGGGTCATCCTGGTACGCCCGCTGCTGGATAGACATCAGTTGCTGCCACGCATCATCACGCTGCTTGACCACCTGGGCTTCCCAGGCCAAACGCTTTTCCCACAACTCAGCCGGCACCCAGTAGTCAATGGGCACCTTGCAATTCGGGCAGACCCCAGGTTCGCTCACGACAACTTGAACCCGCCAACCTGGGGTCGGGTGGCGCCGTACTTGGGCAGGCTCTGCTTGTACAGGTCAGCCACGTCAGGCAGCGCATAGCCCTGCTGCTCGTACATCCCGCCGACCATCTGCCGCTGGGTGGTGGTCATGTTGTTGTAGGCCTGCGGGGCGATCTGATTGGGCGGCGGCAGGTTGCTGGCCTGCTGCATGTACTGGTTGTACGCCGTGCCACTAGCTGCCGGCTGCATGTTGTTACCGGCCGGACTGCCCTGGAGATACGGGTTGGCCTGGCCAGCCTGCTGCTGCTGGGCGCCGTACACCGACCGCTGGGCATCCTGCGCCTGCTGATAACCGGTCGGCTGGCCATTGGCATCGAAGCCGCTGTACGACGCCCCGCCACCCGGCATGACATCGAGCTGATTCATCCCGGCCTGGGGCTGCTGCTGACCATAGGCGTACTGCCCGGGCGCATACTGCTGGCCCTGGCCCGTCGCGGCACTGTTCATGAAGCTGCCCAGACTGACCGGCACCGCCTGCTGACCCGAGACGCCAGTGCCCATCTGATAGTTGCCCTGGGCCGCCGAGACCAGGTCGCGCAGCCCGTTGGGAGTGCTCCCGAGCACCTTCAGGTACTGGCCATAGTCGGCCGGGCCACGCAGGCCGGCGAGCAGGTTGAGGTAGTCCTGGCGTGACTTCTCAGCCTGCTGCTGCTCACTGAAGCCCTGCTGCCACTGCTGGTTCTGGCCGGCCAGGGTCTGCGTCCCGCCCGGTGCACCGCCGCCCGCCGGGTTGAGCCAACCCGTCAGGCCGGCCTGAGTGGCGGCGATGTCGGCCGCCTGCTTGGCCGCGGCCTGGGTCTGCTGACCCTGATAGGTTCCCGTCAGGCCGGCGGTGGTGACGCCCTGGGTGTACTCCTGCTGCTGCGCCGCGAGGGTCTTGGCGCCCGCCTCGGGGGTCGACCAGTCGCCAAAGGTGTTGGCGTAATACTGCATCGCTGCCTGGGTCGGGGCACCCTCGAACATGCCCGTCTGGGCCGCCCGATCGAGGGTCTGCTGCCAGGCGAAGCGGGCCTTGTCGAAGGCCAGCCGGTCGCCCTCCTGGTTCAGCATGGCCCGGTTGTAGGCCTGCGTCGCGTTGTTGTTGGCGTTGCTGAAAATCTGCGCGTTGGCGTCGAGATTCGTCTCGTAGGTAGCCATCAGGGCACCAGCATGGCGAACGCAAGGCCGCCGATGAGCAGGGCCAGGGTCGCGGGCAGCATGCCCATCAGGAACAGTACGAAGGACGCGATCAGGATGAGCAGCGCGACGACGCGGCTGACGGTGATGGGATAGGCGGCGATGTTCATGATGTCGCGTTCCTCCTGGCTCACGCCTGAGCGTTCAACTCGTTGTAGGCGCGGACATAGTTCCGCCGCGCCGGGCTGGCCGCGTTATCCCACTTGTCGGGCAGCTCGGTCATGCCCGCGACGAGCGACGCCAGCTCGGCCTCGGTCATCGGCTTGCGCTTACCGGCGGCGATCTCCGCGGTGACCCGTTTGTAGTTCTGGACGTACTCGGGGACGATGACGCTGGCCTGATAGGCCGGGTCCATGAGCTGTTCCTCGGGCACCCCATGCCCCTTGGCCCCGGGGTTGATGTCGAACTGCCACAGACCCCGCCCGCCATACAGCTTGTGCGTCCGCGGATCGTCCGGCTTGTAGCCGATTTGATAAGCCTGCGGATTGTCACTCGACTCCGCCCGCGCCGCAGCCGCCACAGTCCGGATGAACTGGGGGTTGTCGGCCAGGTCCCCGGCGTGGGGGCGAATGATGTCATCCCAGGGCGAAATTGGCGGCGGCGACACCGGCGCCGCGGCCAGATGGGGCGGCGGTTCGTACCGCGGCAGGTTCATCCCCGCGTCACCCGGTTGCGGCCCCAGCGGCACGACTGCTTCCGGACCGGCCTCGCCAATCAGGGCGACAGTCGGCTCGGTGACGATGCCACCCTGGGCCATCGCCGGAATCGGCATCCCCGGCGGTGGCATCCCGGGCGGGGGCATGCCCGGCGGCAGCATCGGCGCCATCGGCGCGCCCTGGGGCAGCCCGCCCAGCTCGCTCGGATTGGGCGTGCCATCCGGTGGCGGCGGGATACGCAGGCCCGGATTGGCCTTGATGACCGCGTCGTAGACCAGGCGGAAGCCGCGCGGCCCCAGGCGGGCGAGCTGCTGGTCGCGACCCTGGGGGTTGGGCGTGCCGTCCGGATTGAACAACTGGGTCGTGTAGTAGGCGATCTTCTGGGCCTCGGTCAGTCGCGCGGCGAACGGGGCCGCGGCACCACCCTTGAGCGATTCGACGGCCTCGTCGCTGACCTCTTCAATCCACTGGGCTAAGTCAATCGCAACTATGTCTAGCTGATTCACCCTGGCCGGCATCAGTACACTTGTTCCATCAAGGTGCCCCCGCACCGCGTGAACGGCCGGGGGCTGACATCACAGGGAGTTGGCCTGCAATGCGATCCAATGCTATCCCCGAACGCTGTCCAACCTGCGGCAGTGTCCCAAATTACGTTCTGAGGCACTGCCTGGCCTGTGGTCAAGAGTTCCGGGCTGCCCGTAATCAGGTCCTCGTGGGCAAGGGCAAGTGTTGCTCGGTAGCGTGTGCCGCACAACTTAGATTCGGCCCTCGGGTCCCTCTCGCAACACGGTTTTGGGCAAAAGTCGAAAAGACCTCGACCTGCTGGCTGTGGACTGGCGGAACCAGCCTGTGGGGATACGGCTGCATTCGACTGAGCTACCCAGAACGACGTACAGCCCAAACCCACCGCCTGTCCTGGGAAATGCATTACGGGCCAGTTCCCGCGGGGCTCTGGGTACTTCATCACTGTGACAATCCGCCGTGCGTCCGTCCCGATCACTTGTTTCTGGGCACGCCCGCAGACAACACAGCCGATATGGTGAGCAAGCGACGAGCGCGTGGGCGATACCGAACCCGGTAGCTGGTTGACGCGGGCAGGCATCAGGACATGTCCAGTCGTGAGTGGACATATCGGACATTTCGGACATTTTGGGCCAACATCAGTCCGCGACCTCGCCAGTAGCCGTCAGGCGAATCACATCACCGATGGAGTCTTCCGGACTGACCCGCGGCCCTTCGAGCAACGTCTCGGCAGTCAGCGTGACCTCGCCGACCGGCTCGCAGCCCTCCAGCTTGACCGCCCGCTGCCAGCGATCGAGGACCATCCGCTGGGCGTGCGCCCGACCTTCAGACGAGGCGTTCAGGGGCACGTAGCCCACGACCCGGAACTGGCGCGGCATCAGGGCCGCTCCGGAATACGGAGGCCATCCGGCGGCCGGTCTCCGAGCGTGTGCTCCAGGCGATGGGCCAGCAGATCGAGGGTCGTGTTGATGCGGATCAACAGCTTGATGATCGTGTCCGCCTGATCCTTGCTCATTGCCTCAGCCATCGTCCGGGTCACTCTCGGCCGCAATGTACGGCGCCGGAATGCGATATGCAGTCCGGAGAATCTGGGCAATGTCATGCAACACGCGAATGATCTCTTCCGCCTGTACCTCAGTCAGGCCGCGGGCCGCCTGAGGCTCGAACCACGAGCTAGAAGTCATATTGACCCCCCGCGCCCAATCGAACGGCTCACCAGGCATCAGGCCACCCGCCACCACGGATGAACTTCGGTCCGATGCGGGCGGGTGAACGTCCGCCAGTGAAACTGCGTCCAGCTATCGAGCCACCAGTTTCGCCGCGCCCAGATCGGCCGCCCCGGGGAGTGCCTGTGGTTGGGCATCAGAACGGTGGGGGTGGCGCGGGCGTCGGCGCCTGGGGCATACCGGGCACGGCGCCGCTGCCCGGCCCGGGACCGACGCGCTGACCGGCCTGCGGCATGGGCATCCCCGGGACCATCGGCAGTCCCTGACCCGGCGATGGGACCGGATTGATGGGCATGCCGCCAATCGGTCCCATCGGTGGCGCGCCGGGCGTGCCGATCGGCCCCGGGGGACCAGGCGGAGGTTGGCCGGGGATTGGCCCACCCTGCATCTCGGGCGGCAGGGCTTCCGCCTGGATGGTGGCTAATTTCTTGAGAATCTGTTCCTTGACCTTCCCCTGAATTTCATCGGATTTCTTCATGTCCTGGCGGAGCCACGACAGCTCGACTTCATCCGGATTACCGCCGGCCGCCTCGACGGCGTCCTCGTAGGTGATCAGGCGGAGCTGCATCTTCTCGGCCAGCGCGCGGGTGGCGACGATGTCGTCGGAGGGGGTGCTCGGATCGAGCAGGACGGTGTAGCGGTGGTTACCCTTGAGATCGTCCGGCCCGATGCTCAGCCAGCCGGCGCGCGTCTTGTCGGCACCGCTGGTCGCCTTGGACGGCTTGGTCTGCTCGCTCCAGGCGTAGACGTTCTCGGCAATGTCGTGCTCGATCAACCACGACTCGAACCCGGTCCGCATGCCCAGCGTCGTCTGGGCGTTGTCGACAATCGGGTCCCAGGCCAGCCGCGCCATGTGGGCCGCCTGGTTGATGGCGTAGCCCGACTGGCCGCTAGCCGTCGCCCCCTGGATGACGCTGGGCAGGGCCAGCTCCAGGAAGTGCTGGATGTTCGAGATCAGCTTCTCGGCCTCGCCGCCGGCCCGCGGCTGATCGAGCGGGGCGATGTCGAAGGGATAGATCGTGCCCGGGCGGATGTCGTCCATCGCCTCGGCCTCGCGGCCATCCTTGCCGAACGGCACCTGGGCGTCCGGAATACCGGGCACGCTGCCCGGCGCCAGGGTCCGCTTGAAGGCCGGGAACATGGTCATGAACGCGGCGTTGGTCTGGGCGGTGAGCAGGGAGTCGAGCAGCGGGAAGAGCCGCAGGAAGCCGAACAGGATCGACAGGCCGGCGCGCTCCGGTAGGCGACTGCCGGTGGTCACGCCGAGCGCGTGAAAGTAGGGACCCTTGAGCGTCTTGAGGACCGGATCGCCAAACGGGTGGCGGATGGCCGAGACCAGAGTGCTGTTGCCGAACGAGCCGCTGCCGCCCGAGTTGGGGCCACTGAGCAGCACCGCACAGGTCTCGTAGTCCCACACCTCGACGCAAGTCAGCAGCTCGCTGGTGCCCTTCATGATCTGCGACCACTCGCTCTGGGCCAGGCCGCGGGCGTGTGGATCGAGGTCCTGCCACGTCTCGGGGCCAACGACCTGGCCACTGCGGCTGAGCCCGGCGCCGAAGCGCTCCAGAGCGTCGTAATAGGGTACCTGCTTGATCTCGACGCAGGCCGACATGCCGTTCTCGTTTTTCGTATAGAAAAATGTCTCGGGCAAGACATCGGTCGTGCCGATGGGATACGGCAGAGCCAGCTTCAGGTCTTCGGTCTCGCGGTGGTAAAGCCGATCGCGAGCGTCCTCGTCCAGGTCTCTGTCCTTCTCCAGCTCGCTTTGCAACTTGAGGCTGTCGCGGGTGTAGTCACCCCAGGCGACGTGGGTTCGCGGTAACGTCTTGAGCACCGCTTCGCCCTTGGTGACCAGGTTCCACATGAACAGTCGCTTGAGCTGCCGCTGCGCCTCCTGCTCCTGGCGCAGCCAGCTCGCCTCGAAGAAGTGCTCGCGCAGCGTGGCGTTCTGCATGGCCACGTCGCTGAAGCCGAGCGGCTTGTACTGCACCGTCAACTGATTGACGCTGAGCGCCGCGGCGACGGTCGTGGCGATGTGGATCGGCAACGGTGACCTGACGGTGATGGCCGTCTTGCGGTAGGCCTCCGGAATATCGACCGGCACCTCACCAAAGAGCACCTTGTCGATGTCCTCGTAGAGCGCGTTGCGATCGGCAAAGTCGTCCTTCAGCCCGCGGGCCAGGTCGATGGCCGCATCGCGGATGGCATCGCCCAGCTTGCTTCCTTCGCGGGCAACCACATCCGGCTTGTCGGCCATGAGCTTCTGGCGCTGCGGTCGACTCAGGGCGGCGGTGGCCATCAGCCGAACCTCGCCCGACGCACCTTCGGCGCCGGCGGGGTGGCCTCGGCGGTCGC